CTTTAGCCATAGTTTGTAATGTTAAGTGTTTAGAAAAAAGACTGCCATATGCCTGATTGCACAGGCAGTCTGTTTGTCATCAAACCAAGACTATTCTTAGCTGAATAGATCCTTGAATTCGTCAGCGATGTCCTTGTTGGACGGAGCCTTTACAGCGGCTTTGGCTGTTGTGCTAGCCTTGACGGCGGCGGCGGTTACTTTTTCTTCAGTTTCCTCTTCAGAAACCGCAGCTTCAGTAGCGGCCGGAGCATCACCGTCTGGGTCGGCTGAGTTCAGCCATGCATCCATAGCGGTAGCCAACTCATCATATGTGAGTTCTGGGAACAGCTCGGTGACATTCTTCTGATTCTTGACCTTTTCCAGAACATTCTTGTCCGAAGGATCAAATGCCGTGGAAGTGTTTGGCTTCACACGAATAGATGTTTCTGGGAAAGACTTGCCGGTCTCTTCAGCGGTCTTGAACTCAACAACGATATCACGACCGTTCTTGGGATCGGTAATATCACCGTAATCAGGATCAGCGATGATAGCGAGCAGTTCTTGATAAACGCTCTTACCCATACCCCAGAACTTTACACCTTCATGTTCAAGGCCTCTGACGAGGATAGGAACATATGTGCGCATCTTGGGTTCAAGAGCGCGACCACGTTTCCACTCTTCCTTGTCTTGCGACTTCTTGAGCTTGTTGGCGAATTCCACGATAGGATCGGGACGACCAAACGACGACGGGGACAGATATGTCTTACCGTTCATGTTATAATGAAAATGCAGTTCGATGAACGGATTCTCAGGATTGTGCGAGTAAGGTACGATACGTACTACTTGCTTGCCCGGCGAGGGCTTCCACAGATGGGTGGACTTTGTGCCTTGATTCTTTAGAGCCTCAAGACGAGACTTAACTTTATTTAGATCTAATGCCATAACTTTCCTTTAACTTTTAACTTTTAATGATTAATGTTTAATTTTTGCCAACTGGTTGAAAACCAATCAGACGATAATGAATATAATGAATCAATGATGTGAGGTTGTCAAATCATAATAACTTATAACTGAAAACTAAGCAATCGTTAACTAATTAATTCAGCAATAACTATCATCCAACACAAGAAATAATACGGCTATTTTCTTTTTTTACAAGAAATAAACGCGCATTAATTTTGTTGGTACAACTTTTATTTTTTCATCTTTTACAATAACAAGCGAGTCTCTGAACTTGCTCCAGTCAATTTGAAAAGTATTGGAGTGTTGACCACCATTTTCTTCTTTTATCAACTGATTAAGAGCGTTGATAGAATAAAGTACATTGAAATCTTTTTTGCGATGAACGGATATTGTGCGTGGATGATGGCTTCCTGGCGATCTTTGAACATTATATGTAAGAAATATCTCATTAAGGGTTTCTTCGTTTTTTAAAATGTATATCTTTTCACCGTCAACCTTGTAGTGTTGGCATATAGATTCTATGTCTTTTTGATAAGAATTAATATTTGAAAACGTGCAAAGTAGCTGGGTGTTGGTGATAGGCATTTTTATTTTTGCTTTTCAGCAAACAACTTCAATTCATCTCTGTCGTTTGATTTTATCGGAGTTACTTCTCCACTCAAACTTACCACAGCCATCGCATTTCCAGCAGAATCTCTCCACTCCCCAAAGGGGGTAGAATTCCATCCTTTGGATTTAGCAAATTTTTCAGTAACTTCAACTTTATCCTTTGGTGGTTGGACGACGGTTTGATTGCTCGCTGTTTGAGATGCTTTTTCTCCCGACGGTTTCTGTTTGGCTATGTTTACTTTAAGGTTTTGTATTTCGGTATCAGACATCGGTTCATCAGCCACATCTTGTTTTTCTTCAGAATCTGGTTCTGTAGCAGGCGTCTTTTCTTGTGAAGTTTGAGGCAATGTAGAAGGCTTTTCTTTTTGAACCTCCGGCTTTTCCACGGAAGTTTTTTCCGCCGGAGGTTGTGCGGAAGCTGCTTGTGGAGGAGGCGAAGAAGGTACTGCCTGTGGGGATGTTTGTTGATCGGCGTCTGCGGAGGACGGCTGTTGTTGTGCCGTTCTTCTTTGTTTTCCACGTTTTTTATAATAAAGGTTCATCCCCCCTTTACCATGTGTAGGATCGGATGAAGAGTGAGTTCCTCTCTTGATAGCGGCGTCTTTATATTCCTTTGATGGGAATGTTACCAACCAACCTTCTTTGTTGTATGCTTGGCGGTCTGGGTATTTTCCTTCACATTTTAACGCTGATACAGCTTTAACAATATGTTCTTCTTCCAAATTACCGTCCAACGTTTCCATCAACAAAAACATGTGTTCGTTATTGTTTGGATCAAATGTACCGTTTTCAACCAACGGATTTGCACATACATCCAAAATAGCATCATTGACAATATCAATTACAGTTTTCATATATCTTACCATTTTATTTTTCCGGAGTAGACCCTTTATATTTTACGGTAACGCCTTTTTGGATTCCAGAAAATGAAAACTTTTTAGCAAATCCACTTCCATTTTCTCCTCTTGGTATATAATCCATAAATTTATTTCCACCGTCTTTTAAAAGTAATATTCCATCATATTTTAATCGATTTGCCAGATTTGCCCACATGGAAGATGTATCCCATTTTGGGGTTCTTTTAAAATAAGGAGCACGTTTTAATTTTGATATTACAACGGATTCCAACTGTCTACTTTTTTCATCCATCGGTTTTGCATTTATAGCAATCTCTTTACCGACGGGTTGTATGTTTTTAAGAGACTGTTGAATAGGTTCATTCGTAAATAAATCTTTATCATCAATCACCGCTTCAGCTTTTTCTCCGTCTTTATAAACCGATAACGTTGCTATTGATCCTTCTTCTCCAGTTTTGATTTGAGAAATTTTATCGAAGATAAAATTGAGCCCGCATCTGGCTTTAACTCCAAACGATCCTACATCGTTACTTTGTATAAAATATGTTGTAAAATCTCTAGCCGAATCGCCCGTCACCCATCTAAACTTTTTTGCATATTCGTCCAGTTCGTCTTTGTATTTGTCCATCAAACCAATTACATACTTTTGAACGTTGGGGTCGTTCATTCTGCTCATCAAGTCCTTTAGTTCATTTATAAATTCTATTGATTCAAATCCATCAAAAGAATTTCTCTCAATGTTTATAGATCCTTGATAGTCTTTAATATCAACCTTGTAGTTATCCAATACAATATCTCCAGTTCCAGTGCCACCGTGTGTGGCTCCCTTTATTATCCAAACAAAAGCGATTTCGCCTTTTCCTAAAGCTGATCTTTTTTGTCCCGTGTGAATATTATTCAATTCTATTTTTACCTTATTATCAAGACTATCATATATTTTGCCCGCCTTGATTATTGCATTATCTTTTTCAGAACCCTCGACAGCGTTTAAAGATTCGATAAACTTAATAAACGATGGGTCATTTTTGTTTTGAATTAAAAGATTTAGCAATCCATCCGCAATCGCGTTTGGTTTATAGTTCTTTTCGGAAATTGATCTTTTCAAGTTAGAGACATCATCATTGATCCGGTCTACCGGTGGTTCCATATCTTCCGGTCCCTTCTCCGCTGCCTCATCAAGCATCGGAGCTATGATTTCCAGTACCTCCTCTTTGGTCAATCCACGATTTTCAAGAACAGATGCCAGCGCCGCGATGTTGTTATTAGTCAAATGTCCTCCGACCATACCGTCTTCGCATTCCGCTGCCCATTCAGTCAAAATATCGTCTATAATACCTTTTTTATCCATAACATATAAATATTGACCAACATCCCAAATAATGGGTGTTAATTTATTATATATATCATAGACTTATCTGTTTCATATCACCATAATTCTTGCCGGCATATACCTTAACTGGAAACTTCTCACCTTCCATAATCTTTTTTATAGCTTTTAGACAATCGACTTTATCTTCTTTGTGAGCATCAAACAAAATGCTGTCATAGGTATACAAAGTAGGTTTGGTTTTCTTGTCTCTGGTATATTCCAAAAGAGATTTTAAGGTGTTTACAGCCATTTCTGTTTCGTATGCCTGTAGAATATAGTTGAACAGCTTGTTTGGAGTAGGATCGTCAATATGACACTTCTTGATCTTTCTCTTGAACAAAGGAGTTTCTATATAACCGTTTTCCTTAAAGAACTTCCAACGATGGTCGATATACTCTTGAGCCTTCTTGAAATACGGAATATACATCCACTTTTCATCGATTCCACCATACATTTGATGAAACGTAAGACCCTTGGAAACCGCAATATCTTCTTCGTCCGCTTCAGTTTTGTTGAAGTATGACTTAGCAAGATACTCATACGGATTTGTTTCCGCCGGCATATTATAGTTCATCAAATGAGCCATAAGCCTTGGATGAAAGGCGTTATAGTCCATCATCACAAGCATACCATCTTCTCCGTGTCTGGAAATAAAACAATCTCTTGAACCGTCCGTTTTATTCAGCGCGGCGTAGTTCACACCACCAAATCGGTTCGACGGTCTTCCAGTTGATGTAAACAGATTGTATTGAGAATATACATAACCATCACGAACATTATTTTTTTGAACATCTCCAAAGACGTTAACAAACTGCTTGGAATCTATCTTCAGACCAATTGATTCCAGTTCATAAAAGCAATTCGTCATCGTGTTGTTCACAAATTTGAAACCGTCTTCTTTGGTATATTTGAGATCAAACTTTATGGATTCACAACTTTTCTCGAAGATATTCGCATGTTTGAACAACGGAATGGATCTGTTCAGATTTTGGGTTCCTCTGAAGTTGGATTTCACAAAAACGTGAGCGTTGGTTTGGGCATACTCTTCATATTCCGTTTTTCCAGTTTCCAAGTATTCCACGATTCCTACATCAATAAAATTATAATCTTTCTTCAATAAATGAACAATGTTCTTTTTGTTTCTAACAAAGATGTTTGATTTTGCTTTACTCAGTGCATTTACAAACTTATCCATCAACTCTGGAAGTACTATCGCCTCATTATGGTTGATTGGTAAACACCAAGTGTCCCCGTCGGCCATAAATTTAAAAAATATCAAACTGACAGAATTATTCGTTGGATGTTTTTGATCGTCCAGCATGACCACATCAAAATAAAAAGTATCCGTGGTTATGCGGTTCAGAAGTATAGATAAAAATTGCTCTGTTTCTACTATGTTCACCCTTACAACATAACACGGCGAACAAAGTTGTCAACTATCAATATCCACGCCAAAATTCCAATTTATTATAAAGTTTGTTGGAAAGATCTATTTGAGTTTCTATTTTAACTCTATCAATTTCAGATTGATTACTTTCTATTACGCCCGTCTTTTCTATTATATTTCCATTCATTACTCTTTCCTTGGTACCAGAAATTTTCCAATTTAAACTTACAACATAATATAATTTTGCTTCTATCAACGGTGCCGTTGCCGGATTTATTTCAAATATTTTATTTTCGTTTATTTTTTTGGAAAAATATCTGGTTATAAACCCCGATTGATAATCTTCTTTTGTTGGAGCCGGTCTATATTCAACAGGAGAAATTCCAACCATATTAAGATTGGAAGTTCCATATTCTTTTACTATGTTTTCGTTGTATATCATTGTCCTACAAAGGTTGAAACTTTTCTTATTTGTGCTCCCACCGTTGTCTTCCAATTTCCAGGAGTTATGGTTTGTCTTATCTTGGATATTTGCCACACACCATTTTCCCAAGTATAAGCATATGGAACATGGTCCAAAGTAAACATACCGAGGAATGTAAATCCACCAATTCCAAGAGTTTCAAATTCAAACTCGGTGTTTGGCATGATAGCTGAGTTTGCGTATACTGCCGCGGGTGCTTCGTCTTCCATTATTATTTGACGCATCAACGTTTTGCTAGGTTCATTCAAATAATGATCAATATCATTTTCTGTATATATGTTAAAACCTTCATCGCTCGTATTTCTGGTCAATTTTTGCTTATCAGGCTTTTTGTCTGCCGATTCATTTTTTTGAGCCACATTTCCCGTAGGAGCAAGTCTATCTTGTGATACAAATTTTCCAAAAGAATCCGCGTCGGTTACGGGAACGGTTCCAGACGTTTCTTGTTTGGTTTCTTTTCCCCGTGCTTTGTTCTTTTTTTCTTCCTCTTCTCTCTTTTTAAGATCCTCCGATCCGGCTGTGAATATAACTTGACTAGCCATTTCGGGACTCATCTTTACATCCATACCGGCCGTCAAAATAAAAGAATGGTTGGATGATCCTGGTATTATTCTTGGAAGGCTAGAAATTTTTTCTTTGTCAAGAACAGGAGCAAACTTTACATCCATTACTGTGATTTCTGTGCCGGCTTGATTGGTATTTGGAACTATTCTTAGTTCGACTATACCAGACAATGCTCCAGATATTTTTTTTAATATAACATCCAACAGTCCTTTCACCGTTGAATTTTCCTCCACAATTCTCTTGATAAAATCCGTAGATATGTACAAGTCTTTCAAATATCCACAATATCCTATACTTTTTTGATAGGTTTTCTTGTCATTTTCATCTAACCCAGCTTCTGAAAATATAGGAAAAGATCGACCTTTATATTTTTGATCGGATATTTTACTACTCATCAAAGCAAACAAATCGTCATAGTCGCTTGTAAAATTGTTGTCTTTTATTACCTTTTGAATTTTTTTGAACTTCTCAAAATAGTTTACTTTTTCAAACTGAACATTATCCAATTTTCCCGTTGATGCTTTTTTACCTTTTGTGTCCGCATAGATATATTTTGGAGCATATTGGTTTGGAACTATTACTTCTGGATCTATAGATTTTAATCCGGGATGAGCGCTTATCAACACATCATCTATGTTGATCTTTAACCAAGTGAAAGGTTTTTTCTCTTCTCCATCTTTTTTCGCAGGATTATCAACCACAAGATCCTTGAATCTTATTTCAAAAAAATGATTCAATATTTCAACAAAGTAGTCCATTTTTACCCAGCGTCTATTGCTTGTTATTAGCTTCTTGATTTCAAACACTCTTCCATACGACTCGGGATATCCAGTTTCTCTTTGAGATGATTCTGAGCTTGTTCTCGTAAACGCATGAATTCCTGCCCCTCCAGCTCCAGCCATATAATTTCGAGGAGGTTGGTTCGACTGTGGAGAAGATGTTGATTTTGTAGCAAGGTTGTCCCATTTGTTATATTTGTTGAACTCCTTGAAACTTTCTATTTTTGTTTCTTTGTTGTTTTCTATTCTTTTTAAGGTTTGGTTTCCATATTCCTGCCCCTCAAACAACCAAGCGACACTCAATATGGTCGTTGAACATTCATACACGCCATTGCCGTTTATCTTATAGTTGTATTCGGTTATATATCCAAAATGTGCATCATAATTTCCACGGGATTTGAACGTATTTTCCATTATCAATTTTGGATTACCAAAAGCGTTTCTTAAAGTATTTACATCATAACTTAACAAAGACGCAGGATTGTAATTATCCCATCCCCATTCGACAAGACAGGTTACTCTTGGAGAAAGAAAGTATGGAGTAAGATATTGCAATTGGTCGAGAGAATATGCTTTCCATTTTACAACAGCCTTTCTACACATTCCACTAAACGGAGAACTTTGTCCAGAAGTTAATTCTACATCAACCGAATCTATAGACGGCGGTGGTCTGTGTGGAAACGATCTTACTCCATTAAAACCCATTCCTTGAGAAGATGTTTTATGTGGTTTTCCGTTTGCGTCATATCCTATAATAGATTCTTTGTCTTCGTTAAATCCGTATCCATTGTTGAACCCTTTTGTTCCACCCATCAAAAAACCTTCAAGATCAAAGTCAGCGTATTCCGAAATTCCATTTGAAAAAAATCTTACCCAAGGAGTATGTACCTTAGAACTGTCCTTTGTTGGGTTAAATCCATATTCTTTTCCTCGCTTTTTGAGTTCATCTATAACCCAAGGCTTAACCGGATGTAATCCCCACGGAATAAATGTGTTTTCGTTTGGCATATGTTATAACCAAAAATTTTATGAATTTGCTTTACCAAATCTCGATAGAATATAGTCGATGTTTTGTGGTATTCTTAACTGCTGTCCCACCTTTGGTTTCATTGTTCCTTTGATATTATTGGCCTGAGCAATGATCCACCAAAGAGATTCGTCTTTATAAAACTTTTTTGCCAAAGAATCCAAAAAATCTTCGGAAGACGCAGTAATATAAAGATCATTACTGTTCACAGGTATGATAGGGTATCTCGTTGTTAAAAATACTCTTTTTCCATCAAAACGGTTTGATATATTTGAATAATTTGTAGAGTATCTGTTCATAGTTTATCAGCCGCTGACAAATTGTAATGATCGTTATTTGTTTCGGATCTTTTCTTTTCCATCAAATTCATATTCACACTTATATCAGCTTTTATAGGAAGTTGTAAAGCCTGTTCTGGTGTTTCATATGCAACATATTTATTCGAGCCAAACCCATTATAGTACATATACTCCCCTGTGTTTCCTTTGCCTCTTTTAGTCTCCCACATACCCGCGTCGTCTGGTATATTAACAGCCACAGATGTTAAAACGGCGGGTTGATCATAATACAAATCTCCCATTCTGAAGGTGATCATAGGAGGATACATGAAAGAAGATATATTATCTGACTCAGATGCGGTATATTTTGAAGGTCTGGCTAGTCCCACCAAATAGTTGATTCTTTTCCACATAGGAACCAATTCTTTCAAACTATTAGCGTATACCGTAAATCCAAAAGATAGGGTTCTTTCAAATCCTTTATACAAATAAAGTTTGTCGGCTCTTCCCAAATATTCCACAGGATCCCATGTAACTTGATTTGCTTCACTGATGGAATTGAGGGTTGCTCTAAACGGAATATACTTTTCATTGACCAAATCATAAAAATAAAAGAAGATTAAATCTTTTGATTGATCCACCCCATAGGTCAAATCTGTTGGTTCTTCCCCTCTGTCTCCGCTTAGTGGTTCCAGAGTATTGTATTTATCATATCCACCTATTATGTTTGCTCCACTTTTTGATTTTGACGGATCATCTATCGTCGGATATGTCAAAAACGAATTTTTATTATTAGCTATTTTACCAAAGGTCTCTTTCCCAATTTCGGAATATGGCATGTATGTTCTCGTTGGATCATTATAATCCTTGATATCGGTCAATTTTTCCGTCGATGGTCTTGATCTAATATTTAACAAATTTTCGTCCCAACTTTGAACAGCCTTCATTCTTTCATCAAACTTGGTTTGACTGTCTTGGGTATATCTACTGGTTACCCTTGGTAGAAGATTATTGGCCGTTGCTCCGGTATATGTTGTTTTTCCAACTCCAATCTCGTTGTATGTTTTGAAGGTTGTTTCTTTTTGAGCCGGTCCAGTTTTCACTTTTACTTCCTTCAGTCGTTCCGTAGATTTTCTAAATTGCGGAGCAGCTGCGACCGACATCGGTTCTTTCAATTTTTCTATTTGCTTATCTATACTGATGTTTAATATTCTCGGGTCGTCGTTTGCTCTTCCTTGTACAACCGTAATATCTCCCTGAGTCAAAAATCTATATTTTAAAGTTGGAGTGTATCTATGATACATGTCAACTTTTCTTGCTTTTGCACCAATAGACGGTTCTGGTTTTGCCGATGCTGTTCCAAGAATTGCCGCTTTTAACGATCCCATGACCGTATCAACAAATCCACTCGAACTAGAACCCGCGTTTGGAGGAGTATTGTATATAGCCAACATACCGCCCTTGTCAGCGTACATGGACTCATATGCTCCAATTATTCCTTTATATTCTGGTCTTATTTCCCATTTATTATCAGCCCCTCCACCAAATCCAAATGGGTTGGTGCTTGGTATAAAGCTTTTTAATTTATTTATTAAAGCTTTTCCTATGGCTGCACCAAGAGACGGTGTAGGATTTTGCGTAGGATCTGTACCAGCGTCTGGAAAATATGTATTAAATCTATTTCTTCCAGAATCTCCGCTTTCATATCTCAGCAATCCTTTTTTCATTGTATTGCTGGTCATTGTTCCATACGAAGAAATTGTAGCACCCGTTGCCGTTCCTTCTGGTGCGGATTCTATATCTTTACTTTGAATACCAATCAAACTTAGCAAAGAATTTCCTATAAAGTTTCCTATTCCACCGGTGGTAGGAAGAAATCTTACCGGTTTCTCTATCAACCCAGTGGATCCTTTAGCTGCTGTGGCGCTGATCAAGCTAAGTGGATTGTATATTCTCGTTTCATTAAAAGCATTTTGTCTTTGCAGCAAATACTGCTTTCCTATATACAACACACCCGTTCCGCTTGATGCAAACTTGACAACTCTTTTAACATCCAACGCCGTGGATCCAATAGGAACAGCCTGCGAATCCGCGTTTGTAATGTTCTTGTCAAAATCACTGCTACCAACGGTTATATATACAAACGGTTGTTTTGATCCAAATCTTATTCCTGGACCTGTGTTTTGATCATATACCGAATACTTTTTATATATAGAGGTCGATTCTTTTTGAAAAGACGCAACCCTTTCTTCCGGTGTAGATCTTTGTATCGGAGATAGTGGTTCTGGAATTGGTTGGTCTACTAACATATTTTATAAATATCTGATTGCGTTGGTTATTCTCTACCTCTTGCTGCCATAGCCTGAGACACTTTTGTTCCGTCAAGATTTACAGCTATCGCTCCTTCTCTTAACAATGTTATAAGTTCAACCAACTTACTTTCGACGGATGCAGCGGATGTTTTTTCCGCCGTACCTGCTGCTGTGGTTGGTTCTAGCTTTTCAGTAGAAGCGGTAAGAGCTTTCAACGACTCTATCTTTATATCCTTGGTTTCACCAAGCTGTTCGTTAAGTTTTTCCAACGAATAAACCAATCTACCAACTGCGTCAGAGAATGCGTCCACCATGCCAAATTTGGATGTTGCTGATGCTATGGTGTTTATTGCATCCGCTGTTCCTTTTAATTTTTCCCCAATACTGACAAATTTTTCTAAACGGTTAATTGGATCTCCACCAAGAAGTTTTCCTGTAAACCCTCCCAGCCCCGCCGCGGCTTGACCAGCTCCAAAAGCAGCAAGAGAATAAGAAAGTGCGGTTATTCCTCCAGCCGCTACATATAGTAGCGGAGCCATTAAACCAAGTTTAATCAACGGTTCTATGGATTTGGTTACTGATTCAGCAAATATAGCAAAACCTTCAGCAACCAATTTTACACCATAAGCAAATCCAATAAACGCAAGTGACAATGCTCCTATTGCCAATATTCCAAGCCACGCGCCAAAATTTAACCCAAGAGCAGATAGTCCAACGGACATAGCTGTCAATCCAGCGGAAAACGGTATTCCCAAAAATGCTATGGCTGCCATCGCGGGTATTCCAACTAGCATTACAGCCAATCCAGCAGCGGCAACGGCTAAAGCCAAAGATCCAAGTAATACACTTGGAGAAGCCATCGCCGTCAATCCATCAGCTAAACCACTCAAAGCTTTTTTGAC